ACTATATTTTCTGATATAAACGTTTTACCATCACCAGTTGGTATTTTTAATATTTTTATAACTTTGTAAACACCTCTACAAAGTTGAAAATCAAGTAATACTGTTTTACAGGCTTCATTTTGATAATTGTAAAGTAACATACCGTTTGAAAGAGCGGTACTACTATGATGTGGATGTTTATCAATGTGATTCATACTATTAGTATATCATAAATTAGTGTAATTGTCAAGCGTAATTAAATGAGAACAAAACAAGAACATATGTGTGGGTAGCCGCCACAGAAAGGAAAAGCGACTACCCAATTTTGAGAAAGTGAGAGAGATAGATTAATCGTCCTCAGCTAGTTTACTAAAATACGACAATGAGTCATCATCATCGGTGGACGATACTTTCTCCACAGAACCATTAGAAGACTTTGGTACGTCATTACTGACAGGTGGGAGGTCAATATCTTCTACGGTCTCCGTGCTTCTTGTTCCAGTAAGTACCCTATTCAGTTTCTCTTTGAGTTCATCATAGGATTTAAAATTACTTGGATCAATGAAGGTCTTTAGAGCATATTGTGATTTCCACAGAGCATCTATTTCTTCGTCTGTTGGTTTCACTCTTGCTGGTTGCTCAAATTCAGATTTATCATAATTCCAATAACCATCAACTTTTCTGATTTTTAATTTGAAGTTTGCACCTTCCCAAAAATCAAATGGGTTTAATGCCTTCTCATCATCAAATTGTGGGTTCATCGCTTCTGTAATCTTATCAAATATCTTTTTACCAAATTTGTATAAGAATACTTTACCCTCGTTCTCTGGATGTTTTGGATCAGATACGACTAGAATATTAGAATAGTATTGTAACTTTCTTTTTCTTTTTCTAGCGATCTCTTTGTCGGCCTCAATACCTGTATTCCACAATCTTGTGTTTTCTTCAGATACAGGATCTTTTTGACCTAATGTAGTTAATGAGTTTTCAATATACCATTGACCACCTGGACCTTGAAAGGCGTGATGCCATACTCTTTGCCAAGGTAAATCTTCACCCTCTACAGCAGGTAAAAATCTAATCACAGCATAACCGTTACCTGATTTATCAAGTTCTGGTTTCCAGAACCTATCATCTTGGTACTTGTTTTCTGTTTTTGGTTTTTCTATTGATTGTTCTAACTGTTTAGTTAGAGCGTCAAAATTGGACTTTGACTTTTTAAGTTGTTCTAATGCACTTGACATTGTATTCTCCTTGTATATATTGTTGTACGTATTAATTGTATTAATGTAAGTATAATATTATTTATACTTGTTTCTTTTATCATTAATAAATTTTTTTACCTTTTCAAAAAAGGTAGAAAATCTGTCTAAAATATTATATATTATTTTATCAAACATAAGTTCATTATATCAGATTTGACTCAATTTGTCAAGCAGCTGTGCTTGAGTAATATATGTTAATCTGCCATCTTTTTCCCATTTTGACCATTCTGTAATCTTTTGATTTGTGGGTTTATCATCTAATTCTTTATTGACTTTATAAAACTTGATATTAGGGTTCCAGTCCATTAGTGTAAACCATTGATTAATCCAATTTGTTGCTGGTGTTACACCTGCACCTTCAGGTTGATAATTGTCTGTACCTTTGTACATATTATTGATTAAGTTATTATCAGATACTAAATCGTGGCCGATCAAATAAACTTCTTGTGGTTTCTCGTTATGAATACCTATAAACCCACTTGATGCCCCACAAGCCCAACCGTGATCTTTGTATTGATTCCAAGAATCAGCCAAGTCGTTTGCCATATCACCTTCTCTAATCCAAGAGATGTAAATTTTAGACTTATGTATTTTCTCTTGTATAATTTCTTTTGTTGCTCTTGGGTGACTCTTTTGATGATTTTTAATTATTGAAACCATACCCGATAAAGTTGTACCGTGTACTACAAATTCTTTTGCGTTATTCTTAAACTCTTTATTTTCTTTTATAACGTCATAATCTTTTAATGTTTCTAACTCTTGGTGATCACAAAACCCAGCAACCACCTGATTGTACATTTCAATAGGTAGTTTAGACCAGTTTCTAAAATAACAAGGCACTTTCATAGGATAACCACTATGGTATATTTCGTGTATAATACCATTATCAACTGCAACTAAAGCGTCTAATAGATCAGGACAATCTCTATAAATGGCATTACAACCATATATCTTACCGTGGCCTTTAAGTAAAGGTAAATAAAAGTCTTTACGACTTTCACCATTGCCTATACAAAATAATCTTCTCATCTTATAATCTCAATTTCACTTTCAGTTTCTATAACAACTCTTGCACCACAAGAAAGAATAGGACGGTCATTCCCACCATAGATAATTTTACTAGGGCCTTTGACCAATACTTCTTTACAATAGGTGTTTGTAGATCCTTTTTTAATTGTAATAACAGGTTCGTCTTCATTGTGTTTTTTGTTTCTCCTTATGACGTGTTGGTTAACGTGAATATATGTTTTACTCTTCCTCGGCATTCTTTTCCCTTGTAACTAAATTATCTGGTTTCTTTATAGGCATACCTGCTCTATCAAACCATTTACCATCTGCATAATACACATAACCTAGTGTACCATCATTTAACTTAATAGATCGTTTATCAATCTTACTTCTATATATCGCACCATTCTTTAATACAAGTTGTAGTACACCTGATACGTTTTGATATATTCTATCACCATCCATATTAGAATATGGCACTACAATTTTATTATCTATCTCCATACGTAAGCAACATATAAACCAATTGCAACACTTAATTGTAAGTATGGGTGCATTAACAATTCAATCATACAAATGTCTCCTTTAATATAAATTTACACTTTGTTAAATTAAAATTCATAAATGGTTTTAACTTTTTAATCTTTTTAGATATTTCAGGCCAAATAATTGTTTCTTTAATTTCTTTATCCCAACGTTTAACAAACGCAAGTATCGTATCCAAGATGATGATTGTTTGTATTGAGATTTGTTTTGAAAGAAGTAAGCGTAGCAATCTTGGGTGTTGGCCACCAGATACGAGAAACATATCATCAAAACGAAGGCTATTGCCATCAATGACATTACGAACCAATACGCAATCATTTCTAAAATTGTAGGTAAGAGCTTGATTATACTTTTTCCACTTGGTATAATTCGTTTCACCATCAGCTCTGACCAAATTACCAATCCAAGTTTTTGAATTTTCAAAAAAGTTACACGCAAAGTATTCAACCAGTTCTTGTTGGTTATACTTTGTCGTAAGTTTGTGAAAAAAGAATCTATCATTTCGTTTTAAAAAACTATTTAGCGATGAGTTTACCTTTGCATTATGTTTAAAAAAGTCATAGTTGTCAGTAGTAAAGTGTAATTTAATTGCAAGGTAAAGTTTATATGTTTCATACGAGTTCATATAGGTAAAGTGGCAGATGTACTACCCTTAATCAATTTTTTCTTTTCTGCTTCTATTTGTAATTTTTCTTTGAGTGATTTGTTAATCATTGGTGATACGGTGCCTGTGTCTATATCATTTTGTTCACAAAACCACACGACAGCATCTAGGTAGGATATTTTCTTTTCCTTGACAATCTCCTCAATCTTTAAACCAAACTTTTTACTATTCATTAACATCATACTCTATTATATCACTTTCTGTTAAGTTTGTCAAGTGCCTGTTTCTGTTGCAAGGTACAGGCAAACCCCAGCAGACTAGGCTGCTAAAGCATAACTTTCGTTAGCATTTATGATTTGATAGTAGGTTATCAGCCATTAAACTCCAGTAAGTTTTAACTGCGAATCGATCCTAATTCCACCCCTAAAATTTCATTGTTTTAATGGTGGAGTGGCCGAGAATTGCACTCGGGTCTTCTTCAGGTATTATCTTACCTTCAACGCTTAATTCTTTTTTCTTTTTTCAACAAATTTTCATTGTGTACAACGTCAAATGAAATGTACAAAATACAAGTTTGATCGCTGTCAGGTACATTTATTGTTGCCATTGTTTGAGTAACTTCCTCATTTACCCAATAGGTTACAAAGAAAACAGGTTCACCATCAGGTACGCTATTTTCTCTACCCAAAGAATAATTGAGTTGTATAAGACTTCTATCGTCTGCATATCTTAACACCTCTTCGTGTGAACCGCATACTGCAGGAAGATGTTCAATATAAAACTCGTAAGTTTTTTCGTCTGCTGTAGCGATACCACAAAATAATAGTAAACTTAAAATTAGTTTTTTCATTTTTCCCTTTAGCTGTTTTGGTCGCAAGTAGGATATACTAAATCACCTTTTTTATTTTTTCAACTTTTGACTTTCTAACTATTTATTATTTTACTTTAGATAAAGCCTCTGCGTGTCTTTCAAAAAAATCAGTAGCGTGTTTAATAAACTTTTCTTGGTAGTCTGCAATCTTTTCGGGACCATTAATCCACTCTTGTACAAAACCATCTTCACAAGCAGCAAGAATAACTGTTTGTTCAATCTTTTTACCTGGGTAAAGTTCTTCAAACATTTTAGCATAGGCTGCTGTTTGGCAGAAGTTACCATAATTATAATCTTCATCTCTCTTTTTAGTAGATGATTTAAAATCAATAACTGATAACTTACCTTTGTATTCTGCGACACAATCTACCTGACCTGCAACTTGCATATCTTTTGAATACATAATTGTTTCTAACAAGTGAATATTATCTATTCTTGCCAAATAAGGTTTTGCA